CCATACATACTACGGATACCCTCACTGTCAATAGTTAATCCTGCAGGTTCAGCAGCTTTTATTGCTTTAGAGGGATCACCTTGTAACAAACCTTTTTGACCCATAGTATAATATGAAGCAGCATTAACACCATTTTCTCTACCATATTCTAGGTCACCAATAGCTACCTTCATAGCACCTTTACCATTTTTAGCTACTGAACGTGCAACTTCAGGGTCCATTCCTAAAGCAACCATAGTACCTATTTGTTCTTCTAATGCCTTTGCATCGGAAGCACGTTTAGCTTTTTGCGCTCTAGCTGCAGCACGATTTTCAGTAGCTAGTTGCCACTGGCGTTCTTCTCTAGTAATTTTTTCACGTTCTTCAGATGCCCTTCTTTCATCTAGCATTTGACTACCTGCACCTGCCATCCCACCTAAAAAAGATTTAAAATTAAACCCCATTATGTTTCTCCTTGTACTACATTTACATCACGGCTAGGTCTTGACATAAGACCACTTGCAGGTGGGTTTTCTATAGTTGTATCAACAGATATATTTTCTTTTAAGTCTGGTTTTTTATTTTTTATCTTTTGCATTATCATTTCAATTTTACTTTCAGGAACTATGTCCTGATCAATTTCATCTTCTGTTCCCATGCTATAATTAATATCCGCATTATCTGCTACATAAGCAATAAGTTCCATGATAACGGGAAGTACAAGTATAGATACATCAATGGTATGTATACCTTCCATAGCACCTGACTGCACTACAATCTCTGCAATAGATGAAACTGGTGTACCCATTTCAAGAGCATCTAACAATGAATCGTTTATTTTAGGATCAGTAATTTTATTAGCGTAAAATTCTAATACATCTTCTACATTAGAATATTTAGCAGGTTGTTGCCAAGGACGAGAACCTAATTCTGCAGTCAATGATTGTCCCGGTATAGGAGCATCCATAAATTTATCTAATTCAGCCATCTATTAAACCCGCCCTTAGTTTTTTAAGTATATTAAACTGTTCCATAATGTAATCATCACTAGACGTATCTTCAGGTTCTACTTCTTTATTACGAGATAATAAACCTGTAGCTTTTTCTTTAATTTCTTTTGGTTTAGAAGACATACTTCTTTTCATATATTCATTATATGCTGTTATAGCTTGTCCTTTTAACATTCTGTTTCCTTACAATCCAAATAAATTAGTGGTATACTTAAATAGGAGTTTACCTACAAAGTCACCAACCGCACTAGACGAAGCCGCATCTGCTTGGTATTGAGCAGTTGATCTTGCTTTACCTGCAGCTAAGTGACTTAAGGTTACAGCATTTTGTCTATCACGTTCATTGTCTGCAGAAGTCCATGCCCATTCCATCATATCAGCATGTTCCTGCCACAAATTAGAGTATGCTTGATTAGACATATCTAGTACAGACTTAGCGTTAATTTCATTTGCCCTATTGACAGCAGCAGTACTTGCAGTTGCAATCTCTCTTCGCCATACAGCATTAGACTGCGCCACTACTAAACTATTTTGAGCGTTAAATTGATCACGTTGATTTTCAATTTCTGCATTAAATTTACTAATTGCATTAGCTTCACCTGCATTAGTTTGAGCAATAGCATTTGCTTGGGCTGCATTAAACTGACTAGTCTGGGTTTTAAGATTAGAAAAAAATTGTTCTGATTGATTTTCGCTAGTTGCATTAAATTGTTTTGCTGCATTAGAAGCGGCAGTATCTGTAAATAAAGACTGTGTACGTTGCTGTGCTTTAAACATAGCTACTTGTTGCTCATTGTTTACATTAGTCATATCCATTGCAAGAAAAGACTGAGCATTTTGTACAGCAGCAGCTTGTCGATTATCTAAATTAGCCATGTCTAGGTTAGCTAGAGCAGCAGCTTCTGCCATAACTAATCCTTGGCGATTAGAAAGATTAGATAACTCCATAGTATTAGCAGTGCGACTATTTTCTAATGCAATCTGTTGTTCTGCAGTAAAATTCATGTTAGCTATGTCACTAACTTTTGCAGCATTAGCTACTTTGGCTTGAAATTTTTGGTCAAATTCCTGACCCATAAATTTAGCACGTTGCTCTGCAGCCAGCATTTGTCTAGCTTGACGATTACTAAGATTCTGTTGTTCAAATGTAGAGAACGTTGCTGCATCGGCACTAGCAATAGGCAGTGCTGACTCCATAGCGGCCTGTACAAGAGCCTGTCCTGCCATGCTACTAGCACTAAGGCCACGTGCAGCCATCTTAGCAGACACGGCTCTCATGGCTCCTGCGGCCCAAGGAGGTGTAGCACCACCCTCAAAGTCCTGCATTAATCCTTCAAGCTGTCCCTGTACTGTAGCTTTTGCAGTAGGTGTAGCCTCTGCAGCTTGGATTTGCTCAGTAAACTTACTTGCTTTTTCAGCATTGGCTGCTGATTCAATAAGTTCACCTTCTTCTATCTTTCTTTGGACAGGATTGTTTAGTAAAACAGACTCGCCCTGTGCTGCATTTAAACCAGAGACAGCACTTTCATCTTGTGTCTCAGCCTTTACTTGTGCTTCATCAGAAACAATGCCAGTAATTTTATCTGTTTTATTTAGTTCACCTTCAATGTCATCACCTGTTTTAGAGGATTCAACACCGTATGATTTTCCGAATGGCCCTTGTCTATTAACCCTATCTCTAGGAGACTCATAATTGGGCATAGGCAGAAATTGCTCACCTTGAAGTTCGCCCTGTGTATCAGGATCAAACGGCACCATTTTAGGCGCACGTGGATCAACAAAAGTAGCATCAGTTACAGAAGCTTGTGCAGTAGTAGCGGCAGGATCAGTAACACTTACTTGTCCTGCAGAAGACCCAACATCTTGAGTAGTACCATCATAAAGAGTGCCTTTAGCAGTCACCTTACCACCGACAGGTAATGCTGGTCCTTGCATACGATCTACAGTAGTTTGTCCTATACTTGCAGGTGTTTCAGGTACAACTACATCTTCTTCCCCACCTGCATCTGGATCAGGATTATTTTCATCATGCACATGTCCTGCTACACCGCCATCATGGTATTGTTTACGGACCATACCACCATTCATCATCTGAATAGCTTTGTTTTGGAAGTCATTAAATTTCATCTGTGCTACAGGATCAGTCTGTAAGTAATCTTTAAACTTATTCATGTCACCCTTATAGCCCAACGTACCAGCTATACGCTCCATTGCTTGTGGTTTAAATCCTTGAAACTGCATTGCTGTCATTATTATTTTCCTTTATTGTCATAAGACAAATTATACTTACTTTAATTTTCTTGTCAAGTAATATATTGTTACACTATTCAAAACCATCTTTTAATCCATTAAGTATGTCTTGAACTGATACTTTTTTCTTAGCATTAGGTGTGTATCTGCACATATACGTTTTAGGACATTCACTAAACTTAAACATAGGGTAATGATATCCTATTGTACCATTAGGTCCACGGTAAATGCAAACCATTTCCCCTTGTATTTTAGCTCTTTTAGCTAAGTGACACTGTACAAACTCAGGGTTACTTAATAGCCCTGCTAACACAAGGGGTAACACAACAAGATTAATCATTAACCAATTCCTAGTGATATCAGATATATGCCCCCACCTAATACACTAATAATTAGTAATGATAGGCCACCTATAGCTGCGTTGTTTGCCATCTGTCTTTTAGCTTCCATCGCCGCATACACAGTATCTTCACGTTCCTTACGTATCTGCCTACGCATACCTAACATTTCATCGTATGTGCCAAGACCAAACCTGTAGTCTAACATAAACTTTATTTCTTTTTCTTTCTCAAGCAATGTCTTCTTACGAACAATAATGTCCATTGCTTCTTGTTCTATGTTGTCAGTACCGTGTGTCTGCTTGTCTAACCATGTAGGGTTTTTACGTTGGGACTCGGCCCTAGTAATGTCAGCTACTGCACCGTACCATGCACCTAGTTGCTGTGATACATCTTGTATCTCTCTACCAGCACCTACTAGCATCTTGACCCCTTTGAAGGCTGCGTTAGCTGCAGC